ATTGGTAGATTTTTATGAATTTTATATAATTTATTTGCATAATCTTCAAGAAACTTGTTAGTTTCTATTTGTAAATCGTAATAATCTATTTTATGTTTTTCATAATTTTGCAAATAAGTGGTTAAAAATTCTTCTAGCTTATTTATACCTTCTTCTTTATCGTAACACAACGCTTCATTAAAGTAAGCTTTTTTAGATTCATGTAATGTTTTTGATTTATTATTCAATAAATTTGCACCATGAAAAAACCATATTTTCAAAGGTTTTAAGCAAATACAAATTACAAGTGAATTTGGATAATGATTTACATTACCAAATTTCGCTTTTGGTATTTTGTTATGCCCATTCGCTCTTTGCTTAGAACATGATTTGATTTGAATTCCATAATACAAATCAGTATCTTGACTATCTTTTTTTTGAAGCCCAATATCATTATGAGCACCGTCGCGAATTAGAACAATATTCCAATTGTTTTCTAATAATTTTACTAATTGTCTAATAGCTTCACTTTCACATTTATTAGAATCACCAGATTTTAATAAACCTTCCTCTCTTCTTTGTTCTTTAGTTTTGCTTTTTTTTTCTATTTTTCTTTGTAATTTATTCAAAGCTCTTTTTTCATTTTCAAATTTTATTGCTTCTTGTTCATTATCAAAGGATTTGCGCTTTCTTATTTTGTTCTCCTGCCAACTTGCTACCCATTTATTACTATCTTTACAAACCATTTTAGAGAGGTTTTATTAGTTTATTAGTTTATCTAGTGAAATTATGCTTAAATATTTTGTACGAAATGTCTTGAATTGTAAATTGTAGCATCTACATTAACAAATAAAATACATAAGAGTAAATCTATAAAAAAGAATATATTATATCATATAAAAAGATTTATGTAATTAGAAATTACATTTACCTTGTAATGTAGAATTAGAATTAGAGCTACTAGAGCAATCACCAAAATATTTTTGTTGAATTTTTTCATCACGAATAGGGAAGCCTGGGTGTTGCAGCTGATTAAAATTTAATTTATGCATATTATTTTGATGTTTGTATGATAGAGCAATATTGATAATATAAAGTATAAGTAAAACAATAGTAGTCATAAAAATGTATAATGAATTATAATTAATACTTTTTAGAAATCCGACTAATATTAAAAGACATATAAAATAAAATGTTGAATTTAATCTTTTATTAAGAAATTGTCTTCTTAAATACATATCATTATTAATACTTGCTTGTCTTAATAAAGTAGTATTATCGTCTTTTATTGCTGCTAATTCAGCATTATTATGTTTTCTCATTTGACCATAATGTATATTTAATTCTCCAGACACCTCATTTAGATTTGTCTTATGATCACTCAAACTGTCTCCAACATTTATTAGGAATTCCGAATTAAATGTTTTAGCATTCGTATATAACACTTGGAATGCATCATTCTCCGCCATTAATTTATCAAAAAAATCTGGTGTCATTATAGACGAAAATACTTTAAAATAATATACAGAATTCGGTCCTTTAAAATAAGAAACATTATTTGCTTGTATTTCATCGTTATTATTAATAATTTGAATTCCCTCTACTAAGTTTTCCTTTCCTTCTAGCTTTCCGTTTAATTTTTCAGTTTCTACATGGTCAACAAAAGTACTTAACTCGACTGTATTATTAATTGGTAAAAAGGCATTGTCATTGTTAATTGAATATAAAAAAGGTGTATTTTCTAAAAAAGATGTTAGATTATTATCTTCCATTATTATTCAGTAATAATTTATTTTTGGAATAATTCCATTTTTTGCATATTTTGTAATATATTTGATACAATATTTGAAATATTTAAATTGCATTTGCACATGATGGAGATTTATTGAAACTTAAATTCATATTTAATTTTGCTGTATTTGGTTTTTGAGACAGCTCAGATTTTAATGCAGGACCTTTTAAATATAATTTATAAATATCTTTAGGAGATAATATAGTTGGATAATATTTAAATCTTGACAAAAAACCGTTAAATGTATTTTCACTATCATCTGATACACTACCGATTGTTAAAGGTCCCTCAAATGGTTGTAAATTAGCTTTTAATAAGAAAGTTCTAATTAATTTACCATTTAAATATACATCTAGAGTTTTATTCCATATAGAGATAACAACATGATTCCAGCTTTGTAGCGGAAAATTTTTAATAAGATGTGTATGATCGTCATCATTTTCTTCTGTATCTCCAATCTTATCACCATTTAAATCTGTTAAAAATATTTCCATATCACTTCTATCACTACTTAATACAACATTCAAAGTATTGCTTAGATGTTGTTTTCTGAAAATAAATTTAGGACCAGACGTTATTTCCCACTGGGAGACATACATCCAAAATGAATATGTATTTTCGTTACCATTTGTACTAACATTGCCACTACAAGTAGTCATATCATGTTCAACTTCTACTGGTGAATCAATAATAGTAATTTCTTTAACCTGTTCAGAATTGAAATATAAAATGGTTTTATAAATAGCATAAAATATTACAGAGATTAGAATTAGAAAGATGAATAATCCTACAATTGTTTTTGGTTCCATAATTATATAATGCAATTATAAAAAAAACTATAAAAGTAATAATGGAAGAAATTGATAATTCTAATTCAAACAGTATTTTATCAAAAATGAAAGGTTTGTTATCAAACATGTCCGAATCCTTTACAAATTCCGAGAAGAGTCAATTTACTCAAGTAATATTTGCCGTAATAATATTTCTTGTAGTTTTTTATGTATATAAAGCTATTTCTAATTTGTTCTACAAAGTGAAAACAAATCAAGATGATACACCTGTTATATTAAATGGATTAGTTGATGCTTCTTATGGTAGAGAAATAAAACAGGATCCAAATAATAAAAATAGCAAAACATTATTAAGAAGTCAAAATGAAAATGGTATAGAATATACTTATTCTGTATGGATGTATATTGATAATAGAACTTGGGATGTAAATTCATCAACATGGAAACATGTTTTACATAAAGGACCAAATATTGTTGATTTTAAAAATAATGTTGAAAATCTAGCTCCTGAAGATATTGCTGAAATTCAATGTCCAGGAATATGGATTCATCCCAAAGAAAATACACTTCGATTATATGTGAATACATATAGTGAAGCTGATGAATATGTAAAAATAACCAATTTACCAATAAAAAAATGGATTCATTTAGTTTATAGTCAATCAAATTTTACATCCAAAATTTATATAAATGGAAGATTAAAAACAGTTCATGAATTAGCAACATTGCCAAGACAAAATTATTATAATTTATATTTAACACAAAATGATGGATTTTCTGGATATTTGTCAACTACGCAGTATTTTAATTATGAAGTATCATACTCAAAAATTATTGATATTACTAAAAAAGGACCATCATTGAAAGAAGCGACGAATGATAATTCAATATCAGCGGAGCATGCTAATTTATCTAGCAATTTACCTTATTTATCTAACAAATGGTGGGTTAACGATTTAACAATGAATTAAATATAGTTTATAGTACATAAATAAGTATAATAATAATTAATAATGCGTTTTAATTAAGTATTATAAATTAATATATATATTAATAATTTGAAGAGTTGAACTTGTAGTACGTCAGAATTTTTTCTAATATTTATATTTTCACCTGTATGTTTAATTTATTTAATAAAAGTAATGGTTAAGAATCAATTATTTAAATCCATTCCCCCAGATTCTTTAATTAATAGTGTAGTTCAAGCATTTGGGCTATCATCCGTAAATGATTCATCTGAATTCAGTAAAGAAGATATATTATTAAATAATACTGTACAAAAATTATATGAGCTAAAGACTGAATTAGATAAATATTATTTACCATGCAAAGGAAGGACTTATTTAAATGACATAACTCCTAAAAATTCAATAACTATATTAAGACAATTATTAAGAATAAAACATTTTGGAGTAAAATCAAAAGAAAAATATATTCGTTCTGAAAAATCAATAATTTATAAATTATATTCTTTAGATTCATCACCTAAAACTGACATTATTCAAAATAATGAAAATAATAATCAATCTTATGTGATTGATTTTAATTAATTAAAATTAATAATTTCTATCTGTACTAATTTTTAATTTGTCTTTTTGTGATTTTGTCTTTTTGTGATTTAGTGATTTTGTGATTTAGTCTTTTTGTGATTTTGTGTTTTTGTGATTTTGTAATTTAGTCTTTTTAAATTTATTAATTTTGTATTGTATATAAATTTTTATAAAAATATGGTATAATACGTTAGTTATATTTATAAGATATAATTAATATGACTGGAGGAATTTTACAGTTGCAGCGAACTGGCGCTGAAAATGTATATTTAAATGGTAATCCTCAACTTACATATTTTAAATCTGTATATAAAAGACACACAAATTTTTCTATGGAAGCAATAAGGTTAGATTTTGAAGGTACACAAAGTTTGGCATATAATATTGAAACAATATTAAAATGTAAAATTGCAAGAAATGGAGATTTGATAAATAAAATATATTTTTCAATATATTTACCAGATATTTATTCATCTTACGAAAAAGAATCTGAAGATTCAGAAGCAATTAATAAAGAATTTCAATGGATTAGCAATATTGGTTGTCAAATGATCAAAAAATGTACAATCACAATTGGTGGATCAAAAATTTCAGAAATATATGGAGCTTGGATTGAAATTTATAATGAAATTTTTTTAGATACTGCAGGCAAAAATAATTTTGATATAATGACTGGACACCATCCTGACCTCTTCAAACCTTCTAACAATGGAATAAATGCAGGATTTTATCCTAGTTCGTCATTAAATCCTTCCGAGAATGTAAATCCAGATTCTGCACAATATTTTTTTTCAGAATTTAGAAAAAACTGCTATCTACAACCACCTAGTATTCGTGGTAGACAATTATATATTCCTGTGCCATTTTGGTTTACGAATAATCCTGGGCTTGCTTTACCACTAATCGCCTTGCAATATCATGAAATTAGTTTAGAATTTGAAATGAGACCTATTGTTGAATTATACACATTAATAGAGACAAAAACAACCGGAAATGTTCCTCAAAAAAGTCGAACCGCGCCAGATGCGACGTTGCCTCATCATCATATTGGAAATTTTATAACATCTGTACCCAAAAATAGCTTTAAAGATGGAATGGATTTAAGGGATGGAACAACAAACATGCAAGGCTGGAATCAAGACTGTCACGTTATTGCAAATTATATTTTTTTAGATACAGATGAAAGAAAAAAATTTGCTAGTAATAATCACGAGTATTTGATTGAGCAAGTCAATAGAAAAGAATTTTTTGGTGTATCTAATAAAAAAAGTTTAAATTTGCAATTTGAACATCCTTGTAAATATCTAGTTTGGCACGGAATTAGATCTGACGTTGAACGATTAAATTCTTTTAATAATTATACCAACTGGATTGATGAATTCATTCCGCCTGTTTCAGATGCATTTATTAAACTTTTAGGAGCAGAAACTGCTGATAATCTTTATTATGAATATAGTGGTAATACAATTTATGAAATTAATGGAGTAAAACAAACTTTAGATAATGATAATTTTAATAATCGTTCATTAATTCCCAATAAATTTAATTTTGAATATTATAATGAAGATATTATAAAATCGACGCGTTTATTATTTAATGGACTTGAAAGATTTTCAAGTCAAAATGCAATATTTTTTAAAAATGTTCAAGCCTTGCAGCATCAATTCAAACCGGATAAAAGCGGTTTAAATTTTTATTCGTTTGCATTGCAACCAAGTGCATTTCAACCTAGTGGAACTTGTAATTTTTCTACAATACATAATATAGAATTAGAAGTAGAATTAAATCAATTATTACCACAAGCAAATAATTCTCCATATTATGATTATAATATAATCGTTTATGCTGTAAATTATAATATATTAAAAATATCCAGTGGTATGGCAGGTGTTTCATTTAGTGGTTAATATATTTATCAACAATTAGATAATTTATTATTTATTTATAATAAATTTATAAAAAATTTATAAAAATATATAATAATGTTTTTAAAATCAATTTCTGTATTATTGTTTTGTGTTACAAAAAATATTTTTTGTTTAACTCCTTCTTCAAGTGTAATACATAAAAGTTTTATAAAACATGATAAGAAAATTATGTTTGAAATTTTTCCAAATATGTATAAATTTCTTGATTATCGAAGTAAAAATACGAATGATTATAATAAAATAGAAATGTATGAAACATATAAACTTCAATATAAAGACGCATGTCGTTATTTATTATATAACAAGTCTTCTTCTAATTATATTGCATGGACGCCTTTTTTGTATAATAAAGAATTGTATAAAAAATATTATAAAAATATTATAAAAAAAATAGATTTTCAAACAAATATAAAATATATTCCTTTATATTATTTAGTTTGCGAATCAAATTCGTTAAATAATACATTAGAAGTAAAAAAAATTTTATGTAATCCAACAATTGAAGTAAATATTGATTTGAAATTATTAAAATCTGATTTAAAAAGTTTTTGTAATTTATATAATACAACTTTAGATTTATCACAATTAAAATATTATGATGACGGAAGATGGTATTTCGAATTTAAAATGTGAATAATGCTTATAATGATAGAATAAAGAATAGGAATAAAATGTTTAAGCCGAGATATGATATGTCTGTTAAAATAATACCACCACGTCAACTCTACGATCTCTATAATATATAAAAAAATGATATTTTTTTTTATCTAAAATATTAAAAACATTAAATTAAACTAAAACTGATTTATTATACAATAATTTTATTTTAAACTAAAATGTCTAAAAAAGAACAAGAGACACAATGGAAGAATAATATGATAAAAGAAATTGATAAAACAATATCTTGTGAATTAAAAGCAAGTAATGAAAGTAATAAATTAAAACAAAAAAAAATTAAGTTGGAAATTTATTTAGGATTACAAAATACAATTCAACCTAAAGAAATAAAAGGATTGTATGGATCTAAAGAATTTAAATATAAATTAAACAAAGCTATAGAAAATTTAATTTCTATAAAAACTACAATATTTGATAGTAAAGATCATAATGAGAATTGTAAAAAACTCAGAGAAGTTTATGGAAGTATTAAATATATTAAATTGTCATGGGAACCGTATCTTTTACAGAGAAAGAATGAATTTGATGAACATAAACGTACACTTGATGAATATAAACGTAAACTTGATGAACATAAACGTGATAAAATTAAAATAATATCTGAAAAAGAGAATCTAGAGAAACTTGATCAAAATCTATGTCCATCAGCTTATAAGTATATTATAAATAAACTTACTTCATTAAGAGAAAAAATTACTTCATTAAATGAAAAATTTATTTCATTAGAAAATAAGATGATTTTCTTAAAAGTAGACATTGAATCTTATGAATCCCATATCAAAAGAAAACTTGAAAATTTACAAAAAAAAAAAGTAGAATATAAAAGTCTTACAAAAGAAGAAATGAGTGGAAAAACGGATAATTATCAAAATATTTGGAAAAAAATACCTAAAGAAACAGATACAGACTATCCTATGATAAATGATAATGGACAAAAAGTTATGATAGATGATGATAATATAGAAGTAGTTATAAATGATGATAATGAAGATTTGATAAATGATGCAGATATGGATTTAAGTTTGGCACCTGTAACTGAGTTAACACAAACACTTCAGGAGTCAAACTTAAATTCCATAGAAGCTTTTTTGGAAGATGTTCATTATGGTAAACACATTGCAACAGCAGGTGTGATTAACGAAAAAACGCTTGAAGGAGATAAGTTCTACCCAGCAGCTGAGTGGTTTCAAGCCTGGCAGTCTTATATTGAGAAGAACCAGTTATCCGATATGGGAGTTTTAAATAAAAAACAGCCTCATGTCAGTTTCGGTGTGCAATTTGCAAAGAAAGGCAAGGTTTTGCAATACTTCCATATTGAACATTCGTCTAAGGAAGGGAACTCGTATAAGATTACGATGGAGCGGGTGCATGATGTTATAAGTGATTCATCAGATGCTGCAGTACAAGAACTGGTTAATAAAGGCCCTCGTGCGATACGTGAAGCCTATATAAAAGAGCAAAATACTGATTCGTATACAACTGATGATGATGATGATGATGATGATCCATATGCTACAGATGATGATGATGATGATGATGATGATGATCCATATGCTACAGATGATGAGATTATAGTTGCGGATAACTATAATACTAATCAATCAAAGAAACGTAAAAGAAATGCGGTTGATAGTTCAAAAAGTATAAGTCCTAAAATGGCGGAAGATTTGAGTAATTGGCAAGGAAGTTATCCTACAAATTATAAACGTGTACCAGATAATAAATTTGATGTTTCATCATTTCAAAATATTGATACAGACTCTGAAGAAGAATGGGGTTTGTGAAAAGATAGATTTCTGATAAACAAAAAAACAAAAAAAACAAAAACAAAAACAAAAACAAAAACAAAAAAATAAAAAAGTAATGCTACCATCGTATATTATTAAATATAATATACTGTGTCGGGTTCTAAGTCCGGAATAATAAAAGCGGCAGAAGAATTTTTTAATTGAAAATTGTTTTTTTTGATATAAAATTGTATAATATATAAATTAATATTTTATATAGTAATATAATGAGTAATAATTATTTGTTAAATAATATTAATGATGAGTGGAGAGATTATTGCGAACGATTATCAAAATCTTTAATTGAAAATAAAAACATTTTACCAAATAGTAAAATAATTTCAAGAATTTTAACTCAAGTTCAAATAATATTTAAAAATGAAAAAATGTTAATAAAAACAATAACACCAATAACTATAGTTGGTGATCTTCATGGACAATATGAAGATTTACTAACAATTTTTAAAAAGAAGGGTTTTCCAAATAAAAAGAATCGATATTTATTTCTCGGTGATTATTGTGATAGAGGTAATAAATCATTAGAGGTTTTACTATTATTATTTTGTTATAAAATAATGTATCCTTCTGATGTAATATTACTTCGTGGTAATCATGAAACAGAAGATATTTCAAAAATATATGGTTTTTTTGATGAATGTAAGAGGCGATCTTCTATAAAAATATGGAAAGAATTTCAGAATGTATTTGATTATATGTCATGTTGTTGTAGTGTAGGACAAACTGTAAATCATCCTTTAGTTTTTTGTTGTCACGGCGGATTATCTCAACATTTAAACTATATTTCTGAGATCAATGAAATAAAAAAACCAACAAAAATTGGAGAGGAAGGTTTATTATGTGATTTGTTATGGTCTGATCCGTTAGAGGATGATTTGGGAACTGGTGTGGATTATGTGCCTAGTGATAGAGGAGTATCCTATTTATTTTCTCAAAATGTTTTAAATAAATTTTTAAAGTTGAATAATTTAGAATTAGTTGTTAGAGGTCATCAAGTTGTTGAAGATGGTTATGAATTTTTTTCAAATCGTAAATTATTAACAATTTTTTCAGCATCAAATTATTGTGGTGAATTTGATAATAAAGGTGGAATCCTTCATATAAATGAAAAAAACAATTGTAGTTTTATAATTTATGATTAAAAGTGATATAAAAATTTTGAATATTAACTGTGCTTAAACAAAATTTATATAATAATAAATATGGTTACTTTAGATACTATTCATCAAAAGAAGATAAAAACTATAAAACAGGAGAATTTAGAATTGGATTCTTATAAAAATCGATTAATAATATTGAAAGAGAAGAAAAAAAAGTTGCAAAATAATTCATTATGTAATAGTTCTGATGAGATTATGAAAATGTCTCAGGATATTGAAGAACTGGAGAAGAAATTAAATATAATATCATCAAATAGTAATTTGAAAGAGTATTATTTAAATGCTGGAGATATTTTATTTAAATATTATGAAGGTATTGAAAATGTAAATAAGAAAGATATATTACATAATAAATCAAAGACAAAAGGTACAATTTTAGAATATTTAGAAGATGATAAAGAAGAGAAAGAAAAAGAGAAAGAGAAAGATTCTAATATATCAGAGTCAAATGATCAATCTGACTCAGAGTTATTATTAGAAGACAGTAATTCTCGAGAAGATTTACAACAACAATATTTAAATATTGTTAATATTGATAGTGACATAAATGTCAAAAATAAAAAAAAAGTAATAAAATTAAAATTATCACCAAATATATGTGAAAATTGCAATAAAGAATTATCTCATATACATAATGAAGGTGTAGTTGAATGCCCAAATTGTGGTGTTTTAATGAATATAATAAATGATACAGATAGATCATCATATAAGGATCCGCCTAAAGAAAGTTGTTATTATTCATACAGACGTTCGAATCATTTTAATGAATGGTTAAATCAATTTCAAGGTAAAGAGACAACTCAGATTCCTCGTCAAGTTTTAGTACAAGTAGTGAATGAAATAAAGAAGGAACGAATAAGGGATTTGAATGAATTATCTTCTCAAAAAGTTCGTGCAATATTAAAGAAATTAAAATTGAATAAATATTATGAACATATACCTTATGTTATAAATCAGTTAAATGGTAAACCGCCGCCATATATGTCGCGAAAGACAGAAGAAATATTACGATTAATGTTTCAAAAAATTCAAGGTCCATTTTTAAAATATTGTCCAAAAAATAGAAAGAATTTTTTAAGTTATTCATATGTTCTTCACAAATTTGTAGAATTATTAGGTTTAGATCATTTGACGCCTTTATTTCCTCTTTTAAAAAGCAGAGAGAAATTACATTCTCAAGATGTAATTTGGAAAAAAATATGTGAAGATATAGGTTGGCAGTTTAATAAATCTATATAATATTATTTAATGGTCCAGAAAGTTGTTGATTATTATTTTCAGGAGGTCCTTTATTGATTGATTCTGGTTTATTATTATGTGACCAATATTCAGATAATTCATTATTATTATCAGAATCATCTGTCTCACTTTTAAATTTAAATTTAAGTACTTCTACTGTTTCTTTACATTGTGTTGCAGTAGGTCTTAAAGTTGAATCTAAATGATGTATGTGTAGTAAGAAATTTCTTAAATCTTCTGCGCAATTTGATACTTGTGTTGTATTTGCTAATCTTTGTTCTAATTCTTCTGTAGAAATACTTAATGGATTAATAGGTTTTAACAAAATCATTCTTAGACCAACACATAAAAAACTCCAAATATCAATTTTATTTGTATATGGTTCATTGCTAATTATTTCAGGAGCAATAGAGCACATCGTTCCGCAATAAGAAGTTGCATAATTAGAGGTATTCGAACTAATTCTTGATAAATTAAAATCACCTAATTTGAATATAGCTCCAGATCCATATGAAAATATGAATATATTTTCACATTTGATATCTCTATGAATAATATTTATAGAATGTAAATATTCTAAGCCATTTAAGATATCGCTCCAGCAATTTAATATACCATTTGTACTCATTGAAATCATTCTTTGTGAATATGATGATAGTAGTTTATCTAATGTATGATGATCTGCAAATTCTAATTCTATCCAAATTCTAGAACTTGAACTAGAAATACCATAATTTTTCATTTTAATAATATTTTTGTGTGAAATAGAGTTAAGAATTTTAATTTCTCCAATTATTCTTTCTCTAATTATTTTTGATTTGTTAGATTTTTGTAATTTGATAACAGTTTTATTATTATTATCTGTATTATTAAGTAAATGTGATTCTGCAAATTGACCTTTTCCAAGAGTAGAAATCCAAATATAATTATTAAAATTATTATACATATCTCTCGTAATATTTGTCATATATAACCAACTATAATATGATGCACCATATGTATTTAAAAATTTAATTAATTTTTGTTTATCTAATTTATCATTATTAAGTTTATCAATAGTAGAATATAATTTTAAAATATCTATACCATTCTTATTTTTTAAAAAATGATATATATTTTTATCTGTTTTAATTGTAGAATCTAATACCGTTTTTATTTTTTTAATATCATAATTCCATATTGTATTTTCTATTAATTTCGAAAAATAATATTTGGATGTATCTTGTATTGGAGTAATTTCTCTAGAGGATTGAATATTATAATAACTCGTACCTTTAATTTGTAATTCATTTAAATCAAAAGTTAATAAAGTTTTATTTATTTTTTTATTCATTATTGTAATTTATTATTTAAAAATGATCTATTAAAAAAATGACTTAAGAATGATCTATTAAAAAAATGACTTAAGAATGTTCTTATTAATTATATTATAATTAAGAGTTATATATAATTAAGCAGTATTAGAAACTTACCATATATAAAATTAATGATAATAATAAAATGAAAACTTTATCAAAATTATTTGGTAGGTCTCATTGTTTACATTTAACATGTCCTCATGAAAAAGATGATATATTGAAAAATGTATATCAGTATACAAATGTACAATTGCCGGAAAAATCTAGAAATATAAAGAAATTAGATAATCATAATATTCCAATTTTAAAAAAAGGTTATTATGCAGTTGGAATTCCTTCGGATTTGGATATGTTTATTTATTTTACGAAATATAATAATAAAAATTGTTGTTTTTTAATATGCAGAGAATTAAATGCAGGTTTTTCACAACCTAAAATTCTAATTGTATATCCAGAGTGTACAGATTATGATGTATTTAATGGTACATTAATTGAAGCAACTCGAGTATATGCAACAGATAATAGATTTTGTATATTATTAACAGATGTACAATATTTTAAAGGTGAAAAACAAACTAATAAAAATTTTATAGAAAGATTACAAGTGTTAGGTGAATTTTTAAAAAATGGATATATTGAGAATTTAAAACAATTTCCGTTTAGATTACAAATAATTACACCTTATGAGCATTTAAATTTATTGGAACAAAGATTAAAAAATCTTCCGTATAAAGTTAATAGAATATTATTTATTCCTCCATATAAAAAACAAAGTGGAGTATTTTATTATAGTTTATAAAGTATTCTACAAAATAATACTTTGTAAATAATTAAAAAATTAGAGTATACAATTATATCTTGTATAATCATACCATGTCTGCTACTTATTTAAACCCTAAAATTATTGATCTTGATGATTTAGATTTCGTCAAAATGGACATTGCTCCTGGCACTGCCCAATTAATTGAAGTTGATTTCGCCATTGCTGGTTACGGTTCTTTAG